AACCAATACCTGTGTTATTAGCTCCTTCAGTATTAGCACCTAAAGAACTCTTACCAATACCAGTATTATATGAACCTGTTGTGTTTGCATCTAAAGAATTAGCTCCAACAGATACATTCATAGCACCTGTTGTATTTGCTGCTAAAGCAGACTTACCAATTGCTGTGTTACTATCTGCTGTAGTGTTAGCTTTTAAGGAATCAGCACCTAAAGCCGTATTATCCCCCCCTGTAGTAATTGCAGTACCTGCCGTAGAACCTAGAAGTGTATTTTTATCTCCTGTGGTAATAGCATCACCAGCAGCATAACCCATAGCAGTATTTTCTGCACCTGTAGTGTTAGCATATAAAGCCTTGTAACCAATACCAGTATTATATGAACCTGTAGTGTTATCTGATAAGGCAGTTTTACCAACGGCTGTATTATATTGACCTGTTGTGTTGCTCAATGATGCTTTATAACCAACCGCAACATTCTCAGCACCTGTAGTATTAGCTGTTAGAGCACTATCTCCTAATGCTGTATTTTTACTAGCAGTAGTATTAGAGTTTAAAGCATCATAACCTAATGCCACATTTTCAGCACCAGTAGTGTTAGCTCCTAAAGCACTTTTACCTACTGCTGTATTGTTATCACCTGTAGTGTTTGCATCTAAACTTTGTAATCCAATTGCTACGTTACTACCACCTGTAGTGTTAGCATATAAAGCCTCCATACCAACAGCTACATTATAAACACCTGTAGTATTAGAGTATAAAGCACTAAGACCACTAGCTACATTATAAACACCTGTAGTGTTAGCTGTTAAAGCTCCTTTACCAACTGCTACATTACTATACCCTGTAGTGTTAGCTCCCATAGCATCTTTACCAATAGCTACATTATCATTTGCAGTAGTATTATTCTTTAATGCTTCTGTACCTATGGCAATGTTTCTAGTACCAGTTGTATTGTCCTCTAGTGCTTTATAACCAAGAGCTACATTAGTTCCTGTGGTGTTAGCTGTTAAAGCAAGTCCACCTACAGCAACATTCTCAACACCTGTAGTGTTTGCATCTAAGGAGTAAGAACCAACTGCTGTGTTATAAGAAGCTGTGGTGCTATCAAGTAATGAATTATAGCCAACAGCTGTATTATTAGAACCTGTGGTGTTAGCCTTTAAAGATTCTCTACCAACCCCTGTATTGTAAGATGCTGTAGTATTACTAGTTAATGCTTTATGTCCAATTGCTGTATTTGTAGTACCAGTAGTATTTGTTTCTAAAGCCTCAAAACCAATAGCTATATTTTCACCACCTTCAGTAGTAGCAGTCAAAGCATTATCACCTATACCTACATTGTAATCTCCAGTAGTAATTGAATCTACTGCTGTAGAGCCTAGTCCAATGTTTGAGGTTGCTGTGGTTTGTATATTATAGGTTGTATCTGTATCTGTCGGAGTTGCCCAACTACCATCATCTTTTAGGAAAGCACCTGTATCAGTACCTTTAGGAACTAATCCGTGCCTAGTTGTTGAGAAATTTAAGTCTGTATTATCGTCTGGTGTTGCTAAATCATCTAATTTAAAATCGCCAGCAGTATAAGTAGTATTAGTATCTGTATCTGGCGGTACAGTCCAAGAACCATCTGAATCTAAATACTTACCAGAAGTAGCATCTCCAGAACTAGGAGCAGGAACTAAACCTGCTACTCCACCAGAACCGCTATCTCCAGTAAAGTCGGTATAAGTAGTATTAGCATCAACAACTGCTGTGCCATCTGCCTTTGTGTAATTTATACATTGAACTGTATTAGCACCAGTCGATTGAAAGGTTGCTACATCACCTACTGCTGTCGTTATGTTTGCCTCTGATGGCAAGTCTAAATTAGTATCGTGATGTGTCATTGTTAATGCAGCATCAAACTGTAGAGTGAATTGTCTATCAGCAGCTACAGTCATTGCTGTAAAACTAACAGTACCCGTTACATCAAAGTAATCACCATCCGTATCAATGACTAAGGGGTCGGCAGATGCTATATCTCCGCCTTTCTCTGTCTGTATATAGTTACCGTTTGCATCTAAGTAGCCACCTAGTTGCGGTGAGCTGTCCTCAGATAGTTCCGAGATACCACCAAAGGCATCATTAGTATCTAGCGCACCCAGAGTTACCCACGCATCATTTGCTGTATTACGCATTTTTAGCAGTGTGTTAGTGGTGTCCGCCCATAGCATACAGGCATATATTACTGTGGGTGCAGTACCCCCTTTATGAAGCGTTAGAATCGCATCAAGATTGTTGTCGTGGTCGGTTGCCGTTAAGGGAGCACCCTTAGTTGCTCTGGTTACAATAGTTGCCATAATCTACCCCTTATCCAAATGAAACAGTCCATGTTATTTTCAGTGCATCTGAGGCACTTTTTGTGATTGCGGAAAATGTTGCCCTATTTAACATCGTGCCTGCACTTGAGGCATTTAGAATCCCTGCCTCAACAATAGTTCCTGTGCCTGTACCAGCAGGAAAATCCCCAATGTAAGCTATATCATTGTCCGTCACCGCCTTTGATGTCAGCGTTACCCTTCCGGTTTCACCACCAAGTGTTGTGTTACCTGCTGCAACAGCAGTGCTTGAGGTTCCGATTGCCATGTGAGTGAACTCCGTTCCCGTTCCACTAACCAAAGTTGCAACCAGATTCTTGCCTGCGGTTACGATTGTGTTTGGTGTTGTAACTGTTTGCTTGATTGAACCATCGGGTGAGATAACCTCAATCTTCAGCTTTCCTTTTATATTTATGTTTTCAAACATTACCATTTACTCCTATAAGTTTCCAAAATTTCACCGATCTTTAATCGGTACTCCATATATTCAGCATTGTCTTTATCGGCAATACCTAAATTAATCAGCCGCAGTTCTTCATTAACTGGAAAAGCACTTGTAATCTGCATTTCTAATTGTTGTTTTGCTACTGACTTCTTTTCAGCTTTTTTTGCTCTGATTATCTTCATGGCTCTACACTCACAAATAACATCAAGACACCATCTATATAGGAGCCAAGATGGATGTATTCACCATCCCAACCGGTGAGATTAAACTCTGGCTGGGCAGAATCCCTTAGTGCTACTAGACCATCTGGTTCAGCATAGATGGAATCGCCATCTTGTAAAGTCACTTCATCTTGATAATAGTTTTCGCCTTTATAATTAAGATTAACAACCGCTTTTATTTTTGCTTTCTTGCCTTTCAATTCAGCTTGGCATTTCACTATCTTTCTTGATGGTTCAACTGGAAAATATATATGCTGAACACCTTTATCTAATAACTCGTATTGCATTATTCAAACACTCCGATATTGGTTAGGTCTGTATGCACAAACACATCACTTGAACCATAATCCCCAGTTTCATAAACTGAATCCCTTTCACTACCAGCTACGACCTCAGAATATGCCATTGTGTCGGTTATTTCCTCAAAGGGAAACAGTAAGCCAGTAAAGCGCGGATAGTCCTCTGTAATGGCATAGTTTTCGTAAAGGCTAAACTCTTTATCAAACGCTATTGTGGCTGATATTGCTAACGTATCAGTCAATACCGGCTGCAATGCTGATGAGATTGAATCGGCTAATGTTAGTGAATCTGACTCTGTATGAAATAGCGTATTAGCATCGTTCAATGTCAACGATATGGAATCGGTTATTGTCAGCGTATCGTTCATAATATTAAACTTAAATAATAGCCAGAGGTAGTGTGGTTTTCCCGTACCTCCAAATTAATCAGATCGGCTTGCTTGGTAATGGCCGAACCGAATTGAACCGCCTTAGTTGTAACCAAGCCCTTATCCATCACTGAATCCCGATGTATAGGAATTGGAACGGTTACGTTATCGCCAACCTCCAGTGCTAGATTATTAAGCGTAGTTGAAAATCCAGCATGGAATTTAGCATCAGAGTATTCATCATAAAAGCGCTTGGCCATCAACTCAGCGCCAACGTGTTCCCGAATCATTGGCAGATTAAAATGCTTATCTCTTATATAAGAGCCATATTTGCGCGTCGCATCTAATGGTGTTTCAGTTAAAACACCGTCATTCCAAGATTGTTTGACGTAGTGATAGTTGCGGTTATAGCCACCATATCCAGCATCGAAGTTCACACTAATATCGGTGGCCAATTCAGATATTGGAGTTCTCGCCAACGACATGGTTTTCATCGCAATGTCAGCAGTGGTCAAAGTGTCATCTGCGCTTGGGGAGTCACCTAGATATTTGAGATAAGCAATGCCGTTACGCCAGTTGAGAATCATATTGGATTGTAATAGCATCTCGCCAACAACCTCTCTTAGCTGGTTGCTATTGTTAAGCGAAAAATCAAGACAGTGAATTGATTTCTCGTTATAGAGAATTGGATCAACACCATTCGTAGTTTCAGTTGATGAAGATAGGATTGAATTACCTAGTTCAGCGTTGGGTGAGGGATTATAAGCGCCAGTATTAGTTACCAATTCTCGCATCGTAGGATATACGCCGCTGGCTGTTTCTGAATTATCAAGCGTATTCCAAACCTTGCTGAAAGCGGTGTCCATCTCTGACTCATTTACGAACTCGACAATATCCGCACTACCCTCTGAGCCGTTTATAGGATTGCGAGCGTATTTATTAATCAGCGCCTTGATCTGCTGGTGCGGCATCTTATAACCGGTAGAGCCATCAATTTGACCGATCACATCACAGGTAATTCTCAAATTGGAGCGTGCCTGCGCCACCGATATAGGAGTTGAGAAAAACAGATAGCCGGTGTCGGCATTATCACCACGCGATACCGCATCACCGGACTTGTTGACATCGGCAGGTGCAGTACCAACTACTGAGGCATCTGTTGGAGCTGGATATGATGCTGACAGGGTTATATTGTAACTACTCGCGCCGTTTGATTTATAATCATAAACCACATCGCCAGTGGCATTATCGGTACGCATAAAGGAACAGGTTGCATATTGCCAAGGAACGCCAGCCGAGCCAGTATTTACAAAATAAACTCTCACATCTGACGATGAAGAAGTGAAATTAACTGGGTTGCTAATTGGATTGTTATAACCGCCAACAACCTCGTTGAATGAACCAGATACAACCTTAACATCATAGTCAAAATTAGTTGCTATATGTGAACCTACTGCCCAATGAATATCTAGCTGGTGAAAGTATGTGGCCGAACCGCCAGAAGTGTGTGAGTGGCCATCATCAATTATGGTTATATCATCCTCAGTATAGCTATTGTCCAGTACCTTTTTATTGCTTTCGTCAATCTGCAATGCCTTAGATACAACATTGGTTATTTCTTCTGCTGGAATGGTTAGATATGCCCTTGCCTTGCCGTCTTTTGCATAGGCGGTGCTGCTCAATAGATAAGTCAATGAAGAACTTGTTTCGGTATTGTAAAACGGTATGCCGTTAATCTTGACGTTGCTGATCCGCTCAACTGGATGGTCAGCGATAACAAACACCTCATCAGCATCGTTTTCCAGTTTCACCACATCGCCAGCAATAAAGCTATGAAGAATTGGTGTGGTAAGCTGCAACTTCCATAGATTTAATGGGTAAGTAGCAACATCGTAAGATACTACCTGTTCAATTTCAGTCAGCCCATAATACCCCTCTAATGTTGCTACTGTGGTTTCACTTGTTAATGAGCCAGTTATGGTAATAACACTTTCAGAAACTAGCACAATCTCATAAATGCCATCATTAGATGAAGTGTTCGATACTACAACTTCCATGCCTGCTGAATAACCTTCCGTTTCAAAGTCATCGAAAGTTGCCGTTATGGTAGAACCAGAAAATGTTACTGGATATGCACTTTCTGCAACAGTAATAATATCCGCAGCAAAAGTAGCATTGGTTGTTATTACCTCACCAGTTATGTCGGTAATTTTGGCAAAGACCGATATATCGTCCAAAGTATTAACCCCGCCTTCATCAACAACTGATGCTGGTAAGTTATCAATATCAGCAACCCTGCTACTATAAATTGGCAAATAATCGCCAACCGAGAAGTTGTTGGCATAACCAGACCAGCCTTCAACGGTATTGCTGCCATGAATTAAATAGCCAGAACCGTCCTCAATCGTTTCTGTCGCTTTATAGCCTGTCGCTATATGCTCGACACTCTTAACATTGAAAGATGATTTAATTCTTGAACCTCTACTATAAGAGGCAAAGTAAATGTCATCATCATCAGTTACAGTATGTTCAATCACCAGTGCCAAATCAACCTCTGTGGCGTTGGTGGTTTGGTTTGTGGTGACGTTGCCACGATACCAGTGCGATATGTCATCTGCTACGTATATATAATCCTCCGCAGCATCTTGATCCCACTCAGTAACCCTGTACAGCTGAACCGTACCATCGAAGTCTGGCGAAACAATAATATCCAATGAATGAAGTGGAGTATCGTTGGTTTTTAATGTGAACGTGTGTAAATAATCTTCTTCCAGCGCGTAGCGAACCTTAGTGCCTTCAAAATCCGTATATCCAAAAGCATCGGTTGGATTATCGTGGTTTATAAAACTACCATCGACTTTAAAATAACCAGCTGTCCAATCAGAAATACCAACAATGATTTCTTGGTAATGTTCAGCTTTAAACGGTAAATCCCAAACCAGTGTGTTGGTTCTAAACACACGCTCAATCGCACTTCCTTTAACCGGTGTAACCACCAATCCAGTTGCAGCAGTTGAACAGGTGGCATTTAATCCTAATGTTGTGTCATAGTTATATGCGTACCAATAACCGCCAGCAGTTGAAGATAGCAGCTGATCTGTTGTTTGTTCAAAGTTACCCCTTGTATCGCTTTGAACCACGATGTAACTATATGAGTAAGTTGGTTCTATATCCTTTGCTAAAAAGGTGGCGCAGTGGCCAGTAACAGAGCGGCATACATGATCTTTTGTTCTGCCATTGATTATTGGCAAAGGCATACCATTATCCTCACGTCCAGACGCCGGATAGTTGGCATCTGTTATGGTGTTGGGAATCTGGCGGTCATAGCTGTAAGCGTAATCCTGTAGATTGAACGATACAGAATCTTCGGTATATTCAATCGCCCCCTCAATCGTGCCGATAAACATAATCTCAGCATCAGTCACAGTACCAGAACCGATTGAATCTTCAAAGCCCAGATAGACCGTACACTTCATTCCAGCTTGGATAATAGATACCAACTGGTCAATCTTGTTTGCCACCTGCAATGACATTTCACCGAACACTTGCCTAGAGCCATCGAGTGTTTGTTTGAGCGGCGTTGAGGCGATTAAAGTACCATCATAAGAGTTACCATCATAAGTAATCTCGCGCTCTGCCCAGCGATAAGTTGTGGTGACTGAAGTGCCGGTATTAGGCTCGCTTCCAGATATATACTCCTTGAGTTCATAAGTCACAAATACAACAGGATTGAATGTTGTTGCATTTAGCTTGGTTTGAAAATCAGTAGCGAATGTTCTCATCATGCGGTCTGTAATAAAGTGAAAGTTGCCCGATACATTCGGTCTTTGAATATCTCGCTTATACGCATATTCTCATCGAACCTAACGGTATAAACATCACTATAAGGATCGGTGTATTGAAAGGTTTTTTCAGCACCATTAACAGTTGAATCATAAAACGATTCCAACGCATCTCGCTCACTTTCACTGGTTAATATTACGCTTATGGAATAACGGTAATTAGTGACACTTCTTGAATAGACATATATAGAGCCATCTTCCATCTGAACTGAGGAATTATGTTTGATAACTTCACGCTCATAAGGCGTTTCTGGGTTGTTCGTAAATACCAGTGAAGTTGTGGCGCTGCCTACTGTTGGATAGTCAAACCTCATTGCAATACACCATTAATCCATACACGACCAACAAGATCACTCAGATTAAGGTTGCGACCAACTTGGAGCGACATATCGCCTCTGCTGTTAAGGGCGTTTTCAACTCCATGCTTTGAGTTTTGGGTGTAGATGTTGTTGGTTACTGATACTGAATTTCCAGCACTATTGCCACCGCTAGAGTTCTGCTCGTCTATATAATCTTGTTTAATTTTTTGTGAGCGTTGTTTGGCAGCATCAGAATGGTCGGCTAAAGAAACGCCAAGATTATAACCAAACTGGTTCAATTTTTGAAAGCCTGCAACGATTGTATTAATGACTTTAGCTATTGCGTTTATAACTATTAGAAATGACTGCGCCCCCTCTTTTGCTGACTCAAAGGCGGTTGATGCTCTTTCCTTAAAATTTTCCCAATCGGTTTTGCCATCTTCAACTTTAGTGAAAAAATCAATAAGTTTCTGAGTTAGATCAACAATATGCCAGCCAATTAAGTTGCCCCATTTTTTCCCTGCTTCTTCAGCAGTACCAAATTCAACACCAATATTTTCAAGGGTTTGTTCAAGCCAAACAAATAAGGGCTGGATCGTTTGCGAAAACACACCTATAAACCGCGTCCACCAATCTGAAAATTTCTCTAATGCCGGTGCAAGTGATGCGCTCAGTTTTGCGAATACACCGCCCATTGCAGATTTCATTCTAGTGAAAGCATCGTTGGCATCTTCAACGCCTTTGACGGTTTTTTCACCTATAACAAACCCCAGTAGATCGGCCTCTAACATATTGGCGTGCAGCGCCTCTGAGCCGTCTTTTAACATATTGACCATCTTCGCTCCGCGTGCGCCGAACAGCTTGTACATAAGGTTAGTTCGCTCAGTGGTATCGCCCAGCGTTTTGGTAATATCAGCAACGTCTGCTAGAACGTCCATCACATCTCTCATTGAGCCATCGGCGTTAACTGCGGCGATTCTAAATTCCTTGAACTCATCAAGCGCCTCACCTGTACCGCCAGCAACATCGGCGAGATTGATGGCTAGTTTTTGAATCGCCTTATCCAGCTGGGTGGATTGCATACCGCCGAGATTTGCCGCGTGTCTAAGGCGCTGCAAGTTTTCAACAGACACGCCAATAGCACGACTCATCTTGGCCATCTCATCGGTGGTGTTCATCGAGCGCTTTATCAGATAACCCATTCCGAGAACGCCAGCAGCACCAACTAAAGCTGTTCTAAAAGAGAACAATGATTTGCCAACTTTAGCAAAGGCATTTTTTATACTTCGCCCTACTTTTCTTGCGGTTGCTCCGAGTTTTTTTAGTTTGCGCCGAATACCAGTTATGACCTTGCCAGCTTTATCCTTTGCTGACAAAAGTATTTGCATTCTCTGACTGCGTGTGGCCATCTATACACTCCATTGTTAATACTAATCTACTTGGCTGTTCTGCCCATGTACCGCTATTTGGATATTGATTTTGCTGCCAGTATTTATAAATGTGGAAATAATCGCCTACTTCCGCTACATCTATCACTGGGCATCTTGTCGCATACCCCTTAACCCCATGAGCCATGACAATTGATGATGCGGTCAGACTGCACCCTCGCACCTCCTTATCATGGTCATTGCATTTGGCGCAGTCATAATTGACCGTTTGTTGAATGATTGCGCCTACTATTTTTTTTTATCATCATCACCAAAGCCGTTTATATTGAGCGCCATATTGCCGAGTTCTTCAACGATATTTAGCCGCGCCAATTTATCCATCGTTGTATCTGATACGCGATTGCGTTCAATCCTAATCTTAAAAGGTAAGTTGTCGGCCTTTTTAAGTGAGTAACGGAGCGCGTCAGCCGTTAACCCAAATAAATTAGTTTTAATCTCTTGGCCGTTACCGCCCAAATCAAAACTAATGTGGCGATCTTTGATTTCTGAAAATTTCATAAAAGAGATAGTGCCAATGTGAAACACACTTGGCTGTTCATCTTTTTTATAATTCAAATGCTTTATATCATGCGAATCCTTGTAAGCATCAAGATCAGAATTGTCCAGATCAATAGCAGGGTCATCAGCAGACACCACCTCAACAACCTCATTTCTATCAATCGCTTTGAACGCCATTAGCTGACAGCGCCTTTAGTTAAAGTGCCATCGCCATCGCCAGAAAAACTAAATGCAATTAGGCCATCGGCGCTGGCTTCGATAGACACCTCAGTCACCTTGATTGAGCCGCTAAATACATCATCGCCTTGCTCATCGCCTTCCGCCCTAACGATGATGCTGTAATCCGCATCGCCAGTTAGCACCTCAGTCACAATCGCCGTCTGATATGTGTCATCTGGGTCATAATTGCCACTACCCTCAACTGACCAATTTTTAGTGGTTGCTGCTGTGGATGTCCACGCATTGCCGAATGAATTAAACTGTTCTGAATTTTGGGTTATCGTCAAAGTGAAAGCTGTTAGTTCACCAATCTTGTTACCACTCGAATCACGAAGTGATCCGCTGTACCCTGTTACTGTTGCCATTTTTTACTCCTCAATTAGCTAATTAAAGTTGTTACATCCGTCACATCCACCCGATACAGCGCAGAGAAACGCATAGTCATCAAGCCACTGGGTTGCTCTTGCTCGCCCGATAGCTCAACTTCTAATCCTTTATATTCAAAATATTTGCACGTTCCGTCCAATGTGGTATCGCCTCCACTAAAAAGCGCTGTTTCAATTTCCGCGCTAATGGTGTCCAAAGTTGCATCCACGCTGGAGGTAGCTTTGGCGCGAGCCTCGATTGCAATGTTGAGCAACCGGTGCTGATTGGTAGAGGTGAAAGTAACATTGTCCAGATCATCGCTGGATTGTTCCTCAATCGTATAGATGGCCAGCGCTGGTAATGTCTTGTGGTCATACACCCTCGACGTATATACCGTTGATCCGGTGGTTGTTAAACCGGTCAGCAGGGTTTTTATTTTGTCGCGAATTGTTTGTCTTACGTGCGCCATAATCTATTGTTTTTCTAAAATCAAACTGGTTAATCCAGTACCATCCGGCTGGATTCCAATTACCTCGTATGAGGTCGATTTAACGGTGAGAGAGTCACCATGATCTATTGTGCTGACCTCAGATTCAGCACAAGTGAATACCGGTCGCACTCCCTCTATTCCGTTTACCTCTGCAAACTGATTGTCAAATATGCCAGCAACGGTGTCCGAACCAATGGTTGCGTTATCAGCCATCTCGCTGGCAATTAAAAACTCTGACAAATCCTCAGTGAACATTACTTCTTCTTTTTCGCCTTCGGCGCTTTAACCTCGACACCCTTGTTTGAAAGTATCAATGCCGCACCCATATCGTTATTAACTTCGACTATCGTGCCTTTGGCATGGGATTTGCCCTTGATGCCAACTGCTGTATTTAATTTTATTTTCATAAATCTCCTTAAATATGGCGCTAGGTAGGAGAACGAACCTAGCGCCAGATTAACGCTAATTAAGCAGTTGTCGCATCTTGCATTGCCGCGAAACTCTCAGCGTGTCGAACTGCAACGTCAACATCTTGTAATGCCACCACTCTGACTGTGCCAGACGCAGAGCCAGTTGAAGTGTCAATATTGATGTCAATGCCGCCCCAAGTGCCAATCAGCAAGTCATTCCAGTT